GGCGGGGTCGTCTCGATCGGTGAGAAGGACGGTCTCTTCGTCCCCCCCGGGGCCTCGGTCCTGCGGTACGAGGAAGCGAGCGGGGCCTTGATCACGGGGACGATCGCGTCTTCCATCTATGGCACTCGGTGGCGGTACGAAGGCCTTGATGAGTCCTTGTCGGAAGTCGGCCCCGTTGTGGTCTATAACACGCGGCAGCAACGGGCCTATGCCGCAACCTCGGCCTTCACGACTTCGGCCGGATTGACCTTGTACGGTCCCGACGTCCCGCGGTTCGGGAACTCGGGGACCTATGATGCGACCGACGCGGGCCTCGTCGTCGAGCCGGACAGGACCAACCTATGCCTGCAGAGTCAGGCCATTGGCACGTCGCCATGGGTCAACTACAGCACGGCACCTACCATCACGGCAGACGCAACAACTGCACCTGACGGGACCACAACGGCCGATCAGATGACGCAGGCGACGGCCGCCACGCTGTCAGGGCGCAGCCAGAGCATCACGGTGGTGGCTGGATCGGTTTACGTGCTTTCGGTTTACGTGCGATCCGGGCCAACTTACGGCAACGTCACGCTGCGCCTACGGGTTGAAGATGGTGCAGGCGGTGGCATCATAAATTATGACTTCACCAGCTCGGCCAACTGGACGCGACACGAGGTGCTGTTCACGGCAACCACTACCACGGCGGTGGTGTTCATCAGGAACGGCACAGGCGGCAACCAGATGGACGCATATTGGTGGGGCGTGCAGGTCGAGCTCGCCAACGGACAGACCGCGGCCAATGCGACAAGCTACATCCCGACGACGACCACGACTCAGCGGCGGTATGGCGATATCCTCGGGGTCCGTCCAGTTGAGAACCTGCTCGCCTGGTCGAATCGCTTCGACAAGCAGACCGCAAGCAGCACGGCGCGGGGGCTTTGGTATGTCGCAGGCGGAACGATCACGACGAGTCCAAGGCAGGCCGGACCGTCCGGTGTTACGGATGCGGCAACCCTGACGGCCGCTGGCGCGGTGGCTGGCATTCAACAGCAGATCTTGAACTGCGAGAACCTGCATAACAAGACGATCGTCTTTTCGGTATGGGTCAAGAACAGCGTCTCTACCCCTGACGGAGACTTCTTCCTTCGGATTTCCGAAGTCGGCGGAACCGGGTCGGGTTCGCAAGACCATGTCATCGCAAACCTCGACGATCAATGGCGCAGGATCACGGTTCAACGCAAGTTGACTAACCCTACGGACGTTTCCTTGCACATCAGAACCACGGGGGCAATCACGGTCTACTTCGCGCATGCTCATGCCTATGTCGGCTCGGATGGGACATACAACCTGACCTCGGTTTCCGGGACTGCTGTCTCGGCCCCGTACATCGAGACGCAGGCGAACCCGGTCTATCGGGCGAGGGGCTGGGAATGGCCGGATTGGTTGACGCAGAACGGGTACATCGAGGCCGATATCTGTTTCGGCGAGACGGCAAACCCGAACAGCGTAACGCGCATGTATCTCGGCGCACTAAACAGTTACTTCAGCCCAAGCATCTGGGGGCCTAGCTTATATCGGAGCGCGTCTGTCGGCAGCGCGGCAAACAATATAAATGTTGCCATGCAGAACAACGCAGGAACCTCGTCAACAACCTATGTTCCATCTAGCAGCCTATACGATGGCGCATATCATAAGTATCGCGTGGAGTGGGTTAACTATACCGTTTCAGGCACGCGCACGATTCGGCTGCGGCTGTACCTAGACGGCGTGGAGGTGGCCAGCGCAACGACCGGTGGGGCTACCTCTTGGCTTCGCGTGCCGACGTTGCTGCTAGGTGCCGCGCCAAACGGCGGTGAAATCGGCTGGTCAACCATGAAGAACATCGCGATCGGCTCCCCGGTCCTTCCGGCGAACGCGGTCCCGGCCCCGTATTAGGAGAAAGAGATGGACGCAAGACAGGAAAGGATGCTCGAGGAGTTGCATGACGCCATCCTCGGGTCAGTCGGTCGCCCCGGACTTGCCGAGCAGGTCCGATCTCTTGAGTCCCGTCTCTCTCGGGTCGAGGGTCTCGTAACCGCGGCCCAGACGACCCTATGGGCTAAGTTCTGGCAGGCCTTGTCCTTGATCGGTGCGGCCGGGTCTGCCTGGTTCGTGGCGCACTTCAACGGTACCCGGCCATGATGCTATCGGAGCACTTCAACTCGGCCGAGTTCGTTGCCCCGGGTGACCCGGTGAGGCCTTCGGAAGACGTGCTCGAACGGCTCAAGGACCTTTGCGAGCTCGCCCTTGAGCCCCTTCGCGAGGCCCTCGGTCGGCCGATCAAGGTCTCGTCCGGGTATCGGTCGGCGGTTTATAACAAGAAGATCGGCGGGGCTCCCGGTTCGCAACACTGCGCGGGGATCGCGGCCGACATCGTGATGGCGAACGACGCCGAGCAACTCAAGGCGGCGGCAATCGCGAGCAACATCCCCGGCATCGGTGGCATCGGCATCTACCCCGGCCGTGGGTTCATTCACGTGGATATCCGGCCTCGGGTCGGGAAGAAGCCGACGACCTGGGCTCAAGTGAAAGGCAAGTATCAAGCGATCCCGCGGGAACTGCTTCTCGCGATTCGTGCGCACGGGGGGAAGGTCTGATGGACTGGATTCATATCGCAGGGCAGGCGGCGGGCTGGCTCGTCCAGCAACCCGCGGTTCAAGGCGTGGCCGTGGCAGCGGTCACCGAGGCCATCAAGAAGGCCCCTGCGGGGCCGTCAGGCGGTCCTGGGGTGCGACTGGTTGCCGCGGTCCTTGCCGTGGCCTCGACGGTGGCAGCATCGGCCGCGGCTGGCGGGCTCGATCAGGCGGACCCGCAGGTCATCGGCGGGCAGGTCATCGAGGCCTTGTCCGCGTTCCTCGCGGCCGTCGGCGCGTGGCAGCTTGCGCGGAAAGCGAAAGCCTGATACTATAGGAATCCGGTCGCGGCTCACCCCGCTCCGGGACCCGGGTTCTTCATCCTCCGCGAAGGGGACGGTCCCCCCGGGTCTGGCGGTCCCCCTCGACGGCGTTTCTACCCAGAGACCCAGAAGACTGCGGAACGCCACCACAAGAGATTTCGGTCTCACCTTAAGCCCCGAGGCTCCGGCACCGGGGCTTTCGTGTATCATCGAGACGACCGAAGAACGGTGTCCCTGGCCACGATTCCAACTATCAGGGCGGGCGGGCTAAGCCGCCGAGAAGGTCAACGAAATCCCCCCGGGCCGACAGGCACAGGAACCGGGGGGGTTTCTCTTTGGGAATCTTTCTCAAACCTATTGACGGGATAAGACAAACCCGTCATTATCAGACAACGGCTTTAGGAGGTCGTTATGAGAGTTGGCGGAAGAGGCCGCAAGGCCGACACAGTGGCAATAGGGTTCCGCATTCCTGCGGAACTCGACCGGGCACTCAGGGCGATGGCGCAGGACCGGGGGGTGACTCCCGGGGCGATCATCGAAGAGCTCATCAAGAAGGAGATCGAGCGTGAGACTCAAGAGCGATAAGAAGTACCGGATCCGGCGAGGCGTGGTCCTCGGGGTCGTCGTAACCCTCTGGGCGGTCTTCGGGCTGGACGTCATCAAGGCAGGGGTCGGGGCAATCGACGCCCCCTCTACGGCACTCGGCAAGGCCCTCGGGGTATGGCAGCCCCTGACCACGGAGCGCGGCCGATGATCGCTCGAGGACTGGACCAGGTCTTCCGGGCCCTTCAGCGGGCCGAGATCGACCTTGCCTCGCGGGATCAGGCCTTGCGGCTGGCGTGGGAGTTCTGGGCGGTCGTCAAGGAAGTCTCCACCGAGCCACCGAACCGCGAGCTCCTGCGGAAGCTCGACGAGGCCGAGCGTCGGTTCCTCGATGCGTTGGACGTCATGGGATGGGAGCGTCCGGCCCGGGGCCGGGTCTCCGTAGAAAGGATCGAGAAGTGAAAGCAGAACACCTCAAGCAGCTCGCACGGCTTGCCGTCGAGACTCAAGACCATGCACTCATGATCAGGGCCCTTGAGCTCCTGAGCGAGCTCGAACCGGAGGAGGTCAAGACCGAGCCCGCGGTGAAGCCGGAACCCGTTTCAACAAGAGCGATCGCGGTTCGTAACTTGCTCGCGGCATGGAGGCCCTATCAAGTAGGCTCGGCAAAAAGCGGTCTTCAGACGACTCAACTTGAGCGACAGGTTATCTCAAGACTCTCGGATGAAGACATCAAGCATCTCTTTCCGCTGTACCGCCGGGATGATGCCGGGGCCGAGCGAGGATGGGCGATCGAGGATGGCATCCCGAACATCAACATCGGGCTCCATACTGACAAGGTCGTATGCACGCACGGCAACGGCCGTCGGTTCTTCTTGAAGAGGATCATGTGATGAGGATCATCCTCCCGACACAGGCAGTCCGGGATATCTACCAGGCGGTCAAGGCTCTCGACGCCGACCGGGTCATCATCGACCCCGAGAAGGACATCGCGCATGTATGGTCACCCGATCGGGGGGCCGTCATCGGGGTGAAGCTATGGAAGAAGGAGGACCCGGGCGGGCCTGCCCCGCTCGAGGTCATCGACCAGACCATGGGGAACCCCGAGACCCCGCATGATGCCGAACTCGGCAGGGCCGTGGCCGTCACGATCCTCCCCGGGCGCGAGGCCTCGCCAATGATCCGGTCTGCCCTTGCGGATCTGGCCGAACGTCGCAGGATGGCGATGATCCACGGCTCGAAGGACAAGTCGGTCTCCATCCGGATCGAAGGCGGTCACGTCGAGATCGGTCCGTTCCGGGTCGAGGCCCCGACGTGGGGGAACGGCGAGACCGTGGTCAACGGCGGGTATCTCATGGCCGCGATTGACCACGCCTTCGGGATGCAGGCCTATGGCGTCCAGATCGAGATTCACGAGGGAGGGGTGCTTCGGATCGTGATGCAGTCCCCGAATCAGCAGACCGAACCCGACACTCGGTGGCGCGGGCAAGGAGTCCTCGGCCCTGTCGTCGTTCGTGACCGTCTCGTGGGGCTCAGGAAGGCGGGTTCCGATGCCGAGAGGTCTTGAGTCCTGTCGGAACTGCGCACTCCTGTTCTCGGCCCTTGTAGACGGTCGATGCGAGCGGTGTATGAAGGCCTTAGGGCTCAAGTCGACGCTCAAGGAGTGCCGGGATTGCCGGGAGACCTTCGACGAGTCGGCGTTCTACAAGACCGCGAAGGGCGGACGGATGGCCCGGTGCAAGGACTGTTTCAACGTGGCAGACCGGGCCGCGAAGAAGGCCAGGGCCGAGCGTATCCGAGTCGCCGAGGCCCGGTCCTCGTTCCGGTCCGAGTTGGCCCCGGTCGAGGACATCGAGCCGGAGCCGGAGCCCGAGGAGCCCATCGACCCGGACGAGCTCGAGCAGGTTGTCCAGGTCGTCAAGAACAAGAACAGGGCCGAGCGGCTGGCAGTCGCCATGGCCGTTGCCTCGACGAAGAACACGGGGCGCGGGAAGCCGAGGTCTCGTCATCTCGGGGCCACAGAGCTCCCGTGTACGTCCTGTCTTCAGACCCTGCCCGCGGATCGTTTCGCGATCGATGTCCGGCGAGGGTACATCCATCCCCATTGTCACGATTGCATCAAGGCGCGGCATCGGAACCGCAGGTCCCGGGATGAGTTCATCTACACCCTCGGGCGGCTCGTCCTCTGGCGGATGGCCTACGATTCGGCCTTCCCGAAGAACTTTCTCGAAACCTGTTGACAGTCCCGGGAAACCTGTTAGTATAAGAAGGTGGTCGGGGTCAACACCTTGTCCGGGGTTCCCCGACCACCCCAGTTCCCCAGTTCCAAGAAAGGCAGTTCCCCATGACGTTCCTGATGACCAACGGTGCTCCCGCCACCTTCGCGGTCGATCGCACCTCTGCCGAAGTCATCCTCGGCACCACCGACATTCAGGAGATCCCGCTCAAGGATCTCAGCCCCCGCGACTGGGCGGCGGCCGAGCGGGTCTTCATCTGGCTCGAAGGCATCGAGCTCCCCTGCTTCGCGGTGGCATGCTGATGCGCACCACGACCGAGGCACTCGTCGAGGACATCCTCGGCAACCCCGAAGAGCACGACGTACAGGCTCTCATCGAGGCCTTGGCGATTGCCAAGGACCTTGGTATCTACTGTCACCCGGCGATTGAGTGGGCGAAGGAGGCCCAGACTCATGCATAACATCCCCACGGCGGAAGCCCTTAGGCTCAGCAACGCACTCGACAACCTCGGCTCGGCGGCACTCGCGATCGAGGGCGCGGTCTACGAGACCGAGCGGGCCCTTGTTCAGACCGTCCGGCGCATCTACGAGACCGACCCCGGTTTCGCGGCCGAGGTCTTCGACGGGCTGGACCGTCGGACGCTCAAGGCGATCGTTCGTTCGGCGGTGTCGTTCGGTGTCTCGGTGAGCTTCGTCGAGGCGATCCTCGCGGTCAAGGAAGAGGCCGGGAATGACTGAGTACGTCTCTGATGCCTTCGCTTTCACCATCCCGGCCCCTCGGTGGGGCGGTCAGGCGGTGACGGTTTGCGTCAACGTCATCGGCGACTTTGTCCAGGCGATGATCTGCGGCGACCGGGACGGCTCCTCGTGGGCGGTCAACTCGTCCGGCCCGGTATCCTCGATCAGGATTGAGCCTTACGGGGTCAAGGTCGCCGGGATGGAGTTCATGGCCCGCGAGATCAGCCTAAACGACATGAAGGTCCTCGGTGATGCCCGCATCCATGAGGCGTGGTACGACGGCCTTGAGGCCTTGACCAAGTGGGCCGAGCCCCATGTCCTGTTCGCAACCGCAGAAGGGAGGCCGGAATGACGGCCCGCGTCATTGTCGAGAACATCATCGAAGAATCGCTCCGGAGGCTGGCCGTCCGGCCCCGGGGCGCGTGGAAGGTCCGTCCGTCCGGCATCCATCGGTGCGGACGAGCCCAGGTCCTCGCGTCTAGGCTCGACCCGGAAGAGACCTTTGAGCTCAACCCCAAGACCGCTCTTGCCTTCGCGGTGGGCACGGCAATCCACGAGATCATCCAGGGCAAGCTTCCCGAGGTCCCGGCCGAGGAAGCGTGGGACTCCGGCACAATGACCGGGCATTCGGACCTTCGGATCATCCGGGACGGCGCATCGTACGTCCTAGCCGACATCAAGACGATCAACGTCGAGGGATACCTCGAGGTCGCCAAGAAGGGCCCCAAGCCCGAGCACGTCGCGCAAGCGAACTGGTACGCGGTACAGGCAGGATGCCCCTTCGGGGCGATCGTCTACGTCAACAAGAACGGCACCATCCCCGCAGGGATGAAGGCAGACAAGGACTTGAACCCGACGTTTCAGGTTCTGCCCTTTGACGTTGACCCGGCACTCGCGGCCGAGATGGACGAGAAGGCCCAGTTCATCCTCGACCACGTCAAGGCCGGAACTCTTCCCCGCTATGAGCAGGTCATCGAATGTCGATGGTGCGATCACAAGGCCGCGTGTCAGGCGGCCCTCGTCCAGGATGCCAAGGCATCGGCGCGCGAGTGGCGGCACATCAACTCAAAGGTCGTCGGGACAACCTTCCGGGACGGCGGGTTCAACTGGCCCGAGGTCTTGGCCGCAGGGTCGGCCCTCGTCCTCGAGTGGGACAAAGACAATCCGCACGGTCCCCGCAGGGCCGACGGGACCGCGGTGGCCGTCAAGGTCATCGCGGAAGGCCATCACATCGGGTTCCTCCCGGCGACGGGTAGCCCGACGGCAGAGATCGTCTCGGATCACTTGGCAGCAGGCGGAACGGCCTCCTGCCGGGTGACCGAGATAACCGGGGGTGGTCCCGGCAAGAACCACGGACTCAACATCGAGATCGAGCTTCACGGCTCGGATCTGTAAGAAAGCAGGCAACACATGAAGATGAAGCGAACGACTACCTTCGCCCAGGTCCCCGCGGGGACGTACGAGGCGACCTTGACGGGCCTCGATGCAAAGACCGTTACGACGACGGACGGCCCGGTTGATATTGTCGAGTGGGTCTTCTTGATCACCGACGGCGAGCACTCGGGGGCGAACGTCTCGGGGTCGACCTCGCAGGCGTGGAGCGAGAAGTCCAAGGCCTTCGCATGGGGCAAGGCACTCAACGGCAACAAGCCATGGGACGGCGTCGACGCCGACGGTGACCCGGACATCGCGGGTCTTATCGGCAAGGCGTGCTATGTCGAGATCCGCGAGAAGGTCTCGGCCAATGGCACGGCGCGGACCAAGGTCGAGGCAGTCCTTCCGGACCCCGCGGCCATGAAGAAGGCCGCGAACAAGATCCCGTTCTAAGGGTCAGGCATCCGGTATGATGAATGCCCCGGAGCGAAGGAGGCTCCGGGGCATTCTGGCATCCCCCCGACACGTAAGGAGATAGAGATATTGTACCCCATTGACAGTCGATTGAGAGAGCTCGAGTCCGTCGCAGGGCTCGGCCAAGTCTTCATCGCGGTGCACCATGTCAGGCCCGACGGACGGTGCACTTGCGGCCGTCCGGATTGCGAGTCGCAAGGCAAGCATCCGATCGACCGGGGATGGCAGGCCCCCGGTGCCCAGCACGACTCGACCAAGGCGGCCCAGTGGTACCGGGACGGTCGGAACGCGGGAATTGTGACCGGGGCGGATACCGGGCTACTGTTGCTCGACCTCGACAACGAGGACGCGGTCGTCTGGTTCGAGAATCGCAACCAGGACCGACCATTCTTCATGGTCCGTACCGGGCGCGGGGCGCACGTCTACTACCAGCACCCCGGATGGGATGTTCGGAACTCGGCGGGTCTCGTGGCCTCGGGCGTCGATGTCCGCGGCGAGCGGGGGTTCGTCGTGGCCCCCGGGTCAATCCACAAGACCGGGCGCATGTACGCGGTCGATGTCGAGTCGGCCGACGGACCGCAACCCGTCCCGGCGTGGCTCGACGAGGCCCTTAGGAACATCAAGAAACCGGAAAACGCAGGGTCTAAGGTACGGGCAGACGAGGACGGCGTCATCCGCGAGGGCGGGAGGAATCAAGCGGTCTGGTCGCTCGGGAGCTCGATGCGGGCGGCGGGTCTCGGGTACGAGGCAATCCTCGCGGCCCTACGGTCGACCAATGAGACCGCGGTCATTCCCCCCTTGCCGGATCGGGTCATCGTCGACATGGCCGAACGCATCGTCGATGGGTTCGCACCCGGGACAGCGGCAAGGACTGTCCGGGTCGGGCTGGCCTCTGGGCTGAGGATGCCCGAGCCCGAGGGCGACGGGAAGAAGGACAAGATCGAGCCGATCAGTGTCGCGACTGCATTCCTTGAGGCGGTCGAGGATCGGCCCTTCGTCTTGCATAAGGGCTTTTGGTACAGGTTCAACGGCAAGTGCTACGAGGCCACGACCGAGGAGGACGTCGGTCACGAAGTCCTCGGCAGGATGCAGCAGGCCCCGGACCTCGCGAGCAAGTGCAAGCGGGCCTTCGTCGGGGATGTCGTCGCCAACATCGCGACTCGGGTCCGGATCCCGGCCTCGGTAAACCATGGCGAGTGGATAGACGGCGGGCCCCTGTCCATCGTGGCGAAGAATGGGATTGTCGACGTCAAGGCGTACCTCGAAGAGCGGCCGGACTGGTTGCGGCCGCACGACCCGGGGCTCCTGTCGACGGTGTGTGTCCCCTTCGAGGTCGACCCGGACGCGGACTGTCCATTGTGGCTCTCGGTCATCGAGAAGATCGTCCCGGACCCGGGGACTCGCGACCAACTCAAGCGATGGTTCGGGCTTAACTTGATCCCGGATGTCTCCTACCAGAAGGCCGCGGTCCTCGTCGGCGACGGGTCGAACGGCAAGTCGACCGTCCTGCTCATCCTTCAAGAACTGGTCGGCCGGGGGAACTACTCGACGGTCCCGCTCGAGCGGTTCGGGGAACGGTTCGACCTCGCGGCGATGGTCGGCAAGTCGGCCAACATCGCACACGAGATGGGCGAGCTCGACAAGGCTGCCGAGGGGATCCTAAAGCAACTCATCTCGGGCGAGGAAATGACCTTCGAGCGGAAGTATCGTGACTCGTACCAGGATGTCCCGACCGCTCGATTGACCTTCTCGACGAACGTCCTACCACGGTTCTCGGACCGGACCGATGCGATCTGGCGGCGGCTGATGATCTTCCCCTTCAACACGAAGATCCGGGAGGAGGACAAAGACTACGGCATCCTAGACAAGCTTCGGGCCGAGTTGCCCGGCATCTTCAACTGGGCGATCGACGGGCTTGAACAGCTCAAGGCCGACGGGCTCGGCGAGTCGCTGGAGATGAGCAACGCCAAGACCATGTATCGCGAGGCCGTGAATCCGTTCCTTCAGTGGGCCGACGATCGCATCAAGGAGACCGGGTTCGGGGTGGTCGAGGTCGCAAAGCTTCACGAAGACTATCGGACTTGGTGCGGGACGAACGGGTATCACCCGCTCGCTATTCGCACCTTCGAGGCCGAGATCGAGCGGCACTTCAAGAAGGACATCAAGCGTCCAGGCACCGACGGGCCACGGCCGCGGGTCGTCGAAGGGCTTAAACTCCATTGAGTTCTGGGACGTGGGGGACGCTGGGGGACGTAAAAAAGTGCCTGAAACTCAATCAGGATGCGGGTTCTACTGTTTTACGTCCCCGTCCCTACGAAAAAACTATGCATGAGAAAATTAGAGAAGGTAAGAGAGACATAAATATAAAGGCTTTTTGGCTTGGACGTGGACGTAAAATCGAGAGACCCGCACCACCACTGGCTTTGAGGCCGTTTTTTACGTCCCAGCGCGTCCCAGCGCGTCCCAGCACGGCCGAAGGAGGGCCGAACCGATGAGAAAGAGACCAGGAACCCCAGCCGGACCCGTCCTTGTGGACTCGTCCGAGTGGACCCGAGAGACGGCGATCGATAGCTGGACCCCAGAGGCCGGGTCACGCGAGATTGCCGAGTTGATCCTCGATGTCATCGCGGCCGACGCGTGGTTCGAGTTCGACGACCTCGGACGGATGCTCTTGACCACGGGCGACCGCGAGGTACCCGGTGACATCCTCGACCGACTCCGGCATCATCGGGAAGGCATCGTCCGATGGTTCACGCAGTGGCAAGCAGAGAACCGGACCCGCTACGAGCCCCTAGAAGCCGCGAGAGGTCACGGGGGGTGCTAGGGGATGGGTGGATCGGTCAAGTCCCGCTCTGGGGGCAGCCAGCCGCGGCAGAATCGAAACCAGAGACACGACGGGTTCCCGTGGCAGTGTCTCGGATGCGGTCAGTTCATGACGGCGAGCCATCATCACTGCCCGGGGTGCGGTCTTCACGAGATAAGCGCAAGCCGGGGGCCGACGACTTGTCGAGGGTGCGGAAAGCGGCTGAGCGACGACTTAAAGACGATTTGGAACCCTTGACGGTCGCTCTCGAGGACGGGGTCTTGACCATCCGCTCGGACGGGATGCCGATTCGGGTCAAGCCTCGTCCTCGGACGACCCAGACCGGGCACGTCTACATGCCCGCGGACTATATGACGTGGAAGCGAACCATCGCGGGCAAGGTGGCTTTCCGCTTGAAAGAGTGCCCGGTCTTCCGGCAAGGTAGGGTCAGGCTGGACCTTTGGATCTGGTCGGGAAGGGGAGACGTCGACAATCTAGCGGGGGGCGTCATGGACGCACTGAACGGGATCGCGTGGCGAGATGATGATCAGATCGTGGACCTCGCGGTTCACAAGCGGCCGAGGACGAAGACTGCCCCGAGGTGGATGGCCATCGTTCAGGCGGCCAACGATGCTTAAGCCGACCGAGATCAGATGTTCCGGATGCAACAAGCCTGCGATCGTCCCCGAGGGTACCCGGTATCACCGAGAGCTCCTCTGTCGACCCTGCTACGATGCGTGGATGGACCTCGACCGCAAGGCGAGTGCGGAACTGAGACGGGAGCGCCGGAAGTGGGTCACCATCGACCAACGGGGGAGACAATGAACGCCTTGTCCCTGTTCCGGTCGCTTGTGGCTCAGGGCATCGAGTTTCAAATCGGCCAGACCGAGGAAGGGGATATCACCCTCGGCATCGCGGGCGAGATCGACAAGGCGACGAGCAAGCGAATCGAGAAGGACCCCGAGAGCCTGGCTGCGGTCGTCCTTGAGCACTTGCCCGAGTTGACCCCGGGTATCGGTGATGCGACCCCGGTCCGGGTGATGTTCATGAGGGCGAAGGATGGTCTCGTCGCACGGTGGAAGACCGAGCGGGGGCAGGTGCGGATCTCGGAAGTCGCCGACCCGGACCGCAAGAAGAGAGGGAAGGATCATGGCTAAGACCAAGCGGACCCCAGAGGTCAGGGAAGCCCTGCTCCGGTATATCCGGGCGGGGAACTACCACGAGACCGCGTGCCGGGCGGCAGGGGTCTCGAAGGACTTCTTCTACGAGTGGATCAAGGCCGACCCCGACTTCGCCGACGACGTAAAAGCGGCCGAGGGTGAGGCCGAGGCCGAGATGCTTGCCTGCATCCGGGAAGCGGCCCTCGCCGACAAGACTTGGACCGCGGCGGCGTGGTACCTCGAACGGAAGAGTCCGGACCGATTCGGCAGGCAGGACCGCAGGCCCGAGGGCGCGGACAAGACCGAGGTCGTGATCAAGTGGGCGGATGAGGAAGGCGGGAATGCATGATCCTCGTAGGGGACTGCCGGGCTCGACTCCGGGAGCTTGATACCGAGTCGGTCGATTCCATCGTCACGGACCCCCCGTACGAACTCGGGTTCATGGGGAAGTCCTGGGACGCGTCAGGCATCGCGTATGACCTCGATGTCTGGCGCGAGTGCCTGCGGGTCTTGAAGCCCGGCGGCCATCTTCTCGCGTTCGGTGCACCGAGAACTTATCACCGACTTGCTTGTGCCATCGAGGATGCCGGGTTGACCCTTAGAGAATGCCTCATGTGGATTTTTGGTGCAGGATTCCCGAAATCTCACAACCTTGACGGCGCGTGGAAAGGATGGGGGACCGCGCTAAAACCGGCGTACGAACCCATCGTCATGGCGCGCAAGCCGCTGCGGGGCACGGTGGCGCAGAACGTGATGGCCTACGGGACCGGGGCGATCAACGTGGACGGGTGCAGGGTGGGGACGCAAGGCGGCACAAGGGCAGATGACAAGCCAAAATATCAAGACGGAATGTTCAAAGGCATCGGCGGAAAGGTTACGATCACGCAACTTGACGCAGGCCGCTGGCCCGCGAACGTCATCCACGATGGGAGCGAGGAGGTCGTGGGTATGTTTCCTGATGTCGGCAAATCGACTGGAGGTCTAACCCCTGGTGTTGGAAGTAAAACGCGACCGGCAACATGGTCTTTCGGAAATACCTTAGGGGCAGGTGCCGGAGGGTATGGCGACTCCGGCTCCGCTGCCCGCTTCTTCTACTCGGCCAAGGCAAGCAAGGCCGACCGGGACGAGGGCATGGAGGCGTGGGACGATCGGACGTTCAACCGAGTAAATCCTGGCGGGCTTGAGAATGACCCGCGATGGGCACCTGTCGAGCGGAAGAACGTCCACCCCACGGTCAAGCCGACCGATCTCATGCGCTATCTGGTCCGTCTCGTCACGCCCCCGGGCGGTCTGGTCCTCGACCCGTTCACGGGGTCCGGCTCGACGGGCAAGGCGGCCGTCCTCGAGGGAATGCGGTTCATCGGGTGCGAACTGTCCCCAGAATATGCGGCGATTGCCGAGGCCCGGATCAAGGCAGCCGCGGTCAAGACCGGGCAGGTCTTTGAGATCCCGGCGTCCCCTGCCCCGGGCCGCAAGGCCGACGGCGAGCAACTGAGGCTCTTCGCATGACCGCAGACCAAGGATGGACCCTCGGGGATACGGTCTCGCTCATCTTGATCCTATCGGGTCATGTCGCGGTCATGGTGGCGATTGCCTCGGGCGGTGGTTGTTGATCATCCGGTTGCCGGAACTCCACGAGGCGCAAGCCGCGGTTGCCCGGGACCCCGCTCGGTTCCGGGTCTTGGTCTGCGGCAGGCGGTGGGGGAAGACCCGGCTCGGGGTCGTCCTGGCTCTGCGGATGGCCCTCGAAGGCCGCAAATCATGGTGGGTGGCCCCGACGTACGCTATCTCGGGCATCGCGTGGGAGATGCTCCGGGTGATGTCCCGGGCGGTCGGTGCTCAGGCTCACGAGTCGACCCGAACTCTACGGTTCCCGAGCGGGGGCATCATCGCTTGCAAGTCAGCGGATAACCCGGACAACCTGCGAGGCGAGGGGCTGGACTTCCTTGTCCTCGATGAGGCGGACTTCGTGCCCCGGCGGGTCTGGGAAGAGGTCCTTCGTCCGGCCCTCGCGGATCGGAAGGGGAAGGCGGTCATCATCTCGACCCCGAATGTCGAGGGGGGATGGTTCCATGAGCTCGTCCAGAAGGGGCAGGGGGAAGACCCCGAGGTCCGGTCCTGGTGCCTGCCATCCTGGACGAATCCGCATCTCGACGAGGCCGAGGTCGACGCGGCCCGGTCGAGCCTGCCCGCGATCGTCTTCCGTCGGGAGTTCGGTGCCGAGTTCGTTTCGGCGGCTGGTGCCCTGCTCCGGCGGGAATGGATCCGGGTCGGCGAGCCCCCGGCCCGGGAAGACCTCGATGTCTCGGTCGGGGTGGACCTCGCGATCTCGACGAAGGACGGGGCCGACTGGACTGCGGCGGTCGCCCTCGGTCGGGACAGGACCGGGGCCTTGTATGTCCTCGACGTGGCCCGGGGCCGGATGCCCTTCCACGGGGTGCTAGGGTTCATCAAGGCCTTCGCGGGGAAGTGGCGTCCGCAAGTCGTCGCGGTCGAGCAAGTCCAGTTTCAGGCGGCCGTGGTCACCGAGCTTCTGCGGACGACGGACCTTCCGGTCGTCGGGGTCCGTCCGGACAAGGACAAGGTGACCCGGTTTACCGGGATTCAGGCTCGGTTCGAGCAAGGCCTCGTCACTCTGGCCCCGGACCTGCCCCCGGACTTCTCGCGGGAGCTCCTGGGCTTCCCTGTCGCGGACCATGACGACATGGTCGATGCCCTTGTCTATGCTCACCGCGGGCTCGGATCGGCGGATGTCGGGATGTCCTGAACTTTCTTTCTCAAACCCCTTGACGGGTTATACAAACCTGCTAATGTGAATACACGGTCGAAGGAGGACCGATGGCATGACGAACAAACAGCAAATCATTCACGCTCTCGAGAACGGTCTGGTCATTGAAGGTGAGTCTTTTGGCGAAGACGGATGGGTCTGGACCGGAAATCTCGGACTGACTCCTTTGTATAGATATGCTCCTGCCATCTACGCCCTCGAGAAGGAAGGGAAAATCGAGGCATACCGGGACGAGTTCGCTGCTCGTCAGGGATGGGGAACAATGGTGCGTCTGTGCAAGTAGTACGCACGACCAAGCAGGTGGCCGAGACGTTTGTCTCGGTCAAGCACTACAGCCGAAGGCCTTCCGTGTTCTGGGAGGCCTTCGCGCTTGTCGAGGATGGCCACGTTCAAGGCGTCGTCGTGTACGGTCAACCAAGTCCACCGATTCAGCGTCATGCTTTCCGTGACCGTGACTTCCGGCTGTACGAGTTGACCCGCCTTGTGGTACAGACCAAGACTCGCAACGCTGCGAGCTTTCTAATCGGCAACAGTCTGCGGATGCTGGCAAGCCAGCCATGCGCGGTCGTCAGTTACGCGGACAGCGAGATGGGGCATGCGGGCATTGTCTATCAGGCAACCAACTGGATCTATACCGGAGCCACCGTCAGCCACGACAAGGCGTATATCGTGGACGGCAAGCGACTGCACCCGATGACCCTTCGTGATATGGGCATCACGAACCCGACCGCATGGGCTAAGACCAACGGCATCGAGATGGTGCCGCCGATGCAGAAGCACCGTTACTTTAAGTTGATCGGCAACAGACGCGAGCGATCGGTGATGCTGGCGAAGCTGTCTTACCCTGTAGTCAACGCCTACCCTAAGGCCGACGCCACGCGGTACGACGACGGTGCTCCTATTGTGATGCCTGTTCCTTTGACGCTTTTCTAAGTCCCAGTCTTGAACGGCCCCCCGCTTTCCTGCCCGGGGGGCTTTCCCTTGGCCCGAAGGAGGGGCCGATGATGAGATACGGTTCGGTTTGTAGCGGCATCGAGGCCGCAAGCGTTGCATGGGAGCCTCTGGGCTGGCAGCCCGCGTGGTTCTCGGAGATTGACGCGTTCCCTTCGGCGGTGCTGGCGCACAGATTCCCAGCCGTGCCGAACCTCGGGGACATGACTACCATTCACGAGAAAGAGGAGTTTCAACGTGACGCAATTGACCTTCTGGTCGGTGGAACCCCCTGTCAGTCCTTCTCAGTCGCCGGACTTCGCGGAGGCTTGGAGGATCCCAGAGGCAACCTTGCACTCATATTCTTGCGGATTGCCAGCATCGCCCGGCCTCGATGGATCGTCTGGGAAAACGTCCCCGGTGTCTTGTCATCGAACGGCGGACGGGACTTTGGTTCCTTCCTCGGGGCGTTGGCAGAACTCGGGTATGGGTGGGCCTACCGGGTCCTTGACGCTCAGTACTTCGGAGTTCCCCAACGACGCCGTCGCGTCTTCGTTGTCGGACATCTTGGAGACGGAGCCCGTGCCGCAAGAGTTCTTTTTGAGCCCGAGAGCGTGCGAGGGTATCCTTCGCAGGGCCGAGGCCCGCAAGTTCAAGTTGCCGCATGCCCTACGACAGGCACTGGAAAGCGTTATGACGCAGAGACCGAGACCCTGATTGCCTTCCACGCAACGCAAGACCCGATCAGCGGCCCGGTATCCCCGGCTCTCGGGACCAGCATGTACGCCGGAGTCCTTCATCAAGGCGTCCGACGCCTGACCCCGAGAGAGTGCGAGCGGTTGCAGGGATTCCCGGACGACTGGACCCTCGTCCCGTATCGAGGCAAGCCCGCGGCCAACGGCCCGAGGTACAAGGCCTGCGGTAACTCGATGGCCGTCCCCGTGATGCGATGGATCGGGAGCAGGATTGCCGAGGCCGAGGCCGAGTCTTGAACGGCCCCCCTTCCTCGGGGTACCCTCGGGGGCATGGGCATGCTCGATCGGTGGAACGCGGCGGTCAAGGCGTGGCGGCTCGGTGCGGCCGTCGTCACGACCGATACCGGGTTCGGCAACTTCTCGTTCGGTGACGAGCGGCGAGGCCTCGCGGCACATCGGGTCGTCGAGCTCTCAACGGCGGTCTATGCCGCGGTAGACCTGCGGTCCTCGGCCCTGGCCGCGATACCAGTCCGGATCATGGACAACTCTGGCGAACACGGCGAGGAGGTCTTCTCGGGGTCGGCCTACGATCTCTTCAAGAACGTCAATCCGCACTGGACCCTTGGGAGGCTCCTCGAGGCCATCGAGGTCTCCATGTGCACCTACGGGGAGGCCTTCATCGTCGTCGAGAAGGACCGCTCTGGCGTGCCGATCGAGCTCTGGTTCGCCAACGCGTCCAAGATGAAGGTCATCCCGCACCCGACGGAATATATCGCGGGGTACCTCTACAAGGCCGAGAACAAAGAGATCCGGCTCGCCCCCGAGGACGTGGTCTGGATCCACGGCATCCAAGACCCCTCGAACGAGTTCCGATGCCTTTCCCCGCTCGAGGCGGCCCGGCTCTCGGTCGAGTCGAACCTCGATGCCCTTGAGTCGAATCGGAACATCTTTAGGAACGGGCTCAACCCGGGGGGCATCATGTACCCGGCCGACCAGGGCATCAGCCTGACGAAGGAACAACGGCTCTCGATCGAGGAGCAACTCAACACCCGGCTCAAGGGCAAGGACCGGGCTCATCGGCTCGCGGTCTTCTCGCATCCGATGAAGATCGAGTCCCCGGCCTTGTCGCCCTCGGACGCCCAGTTCATGGAGTTGCTCAACTGGACGCTGTCGGACGTGGCCCGGGCATACAAGATCCCCCCGACCAAGTTGCAGGACTTCTCTCGGGCGACTTACTCGAACGTCGAACAGGCGGACAAGGCCTTCTTCACCGACTGCATCATCCCCGAGGCCCGGCGGATCGCGGGGGCTATCAACGAGCAGTTGATGCCGATGTTCGGCGGTGACCTCGAACTCGTCTTCGACTTCTCGAAGATCCCGGCCCTTCAAGAGGACCAGACCGAGATCACGGACCAGATGACTAAGCTTTACGCGATGGGGGTCCCCCTGAACAAGCTTCTTGAGGTCTACCGTCCGGACCTGCTGCCCGAGGGCGGGGAAGGGTACCCGTGGGGTGACGAGCCCCCGCTCGCCCCGGGTCTGTTCTCGGTCCCCCCTGCCCCGGTCGAGGAACAAGCCCCCCCCGAACTGCGAGTCCTTCGGGGAAAAGCCTGATCCCCCGAGGCCCGGTCTCGATTCTCGGGGGGGTCGACAAGGTCCCGGCCTATGGGTCCGTCGTTCATCGTGCGGCGATGTCTGCTCGGGACGCGGCCGTCCGGCCCTTCGAGCGGGATATGTTCGACGCGGTCCGGCGGGTGCAAAAGGACCTGGTCGAGAAATACAAGCGGGCGATCGGGTCGGCGATCAAGGCGGACGCCGGGGGGCTCGACCTCGACGACGACGACGAGAACGAGGCCGAGATCGCGGCGGCCTACCGGACGACCTTCCCGGTCATCGACCGGACGTTCCGGGCCGGGGGGCTCGGCGGTCTGCGGAAGGCCCGGGTCGGTCTCGACTTCGACATGCGCTCCCCGGCCGCGGAGCGGTTCCTTCGGGAGCGCGGGCAACGGTTCGCCCAGCAGGTAGCCGAGACGACCTGGCGCGAGCTCAAGCGGAAGCTAACCCGCGAGATGGAGCGGGGGACCTCGGTCGAGAACCTCATCGAGATCGTCGAGACGGTTCCGGCCTTCAACCCTGCCCGGGCTGAGATGATCGCTCGGACCGAGGTCCTCGGGGCCTACAATGGCGGGCTCGAAGAGGGCTTCCGGCAGTCGGGGAACGTGACCGCGAAAGTGTGGCTTTCGGCTCTCGATGACCGGACCCGCGAGACGCATCTCGCGATGCATGACCAGACCGTCCCGGTCGGCGAGGACTTCGAATCCCCGGACGGTGGCACGACGAAGGCCCCGGGTCAGTTCGGCATCGCGGCCGAGGACATCAACTGTCGGTGCTCGATGGAAGCGATCGTCGGGGTCCCCGGGCCCGAGATCGAGGAAGTCCCCTTCGGGGTCAATGAGACCGAGGTCTTGGACTGATGCCGATCACCGACTTTCCAGAGCAGGGCGGCGACTCGCGGGTATCCTTGCAGGCCTCGCGGTATCCGCTCTTCCCCGTCGGCGAGGCGCAGGAGCTCAAGGACGAATGGCCCGAGATCTGGGATCGCGGCGGGAACATCCTCGGGGATACCCAGTTCAACCGACTGGCCCCGATGGCCCGGGACCGCAGGGTCCCCGAGACCGAGACCGAGGAAGAAGCGGTCCGGCTCCGCGAGGCATGGGCCGCAAGGCATCTCGACGACTTCCGGCTTGCGGGGGTGGTTGCCCAGATTAAATGGCTCGTTATAGGCTCAAGGGGACTGGACCATATGAGACAGGTCATCATGGACGAGAAAGAACGGCTCCGGGCGAAGAGCATCATGGATGCCCCCCTGTCCATCAAGGACGGGAAGGCATCATTCGTGATGACCTCGGATGCCCTCGATCGGCAAGGCGAAGTCGTCGAGATGGACGGATGGGAGTTTGGCAACTTCATGCGGAACCCTGTCATCCTCGACACGCACCGATACGAGAGCATCGAGGATATCGTCGGCCGGGCCGTGGGCGAGCCCCGGAGGGAGGGTTCCGGGTGGGTCGTGGACATCGAGTTCGCACCGACGGAACGGGGCAAGACGGCGAAGGAACTGGTCGAGCGAGGCATGCTCAACGCGGTCTCCGTCGGCTTTCGGTCAATGCAACGTCGGAAGGTCGGATCGGCGATCCATCACGTCAAGAAGGAGCTCCTCGAAGTGTCACTCGTCGCGATTCCCGCGAATCCCACGGCCCTTCGGGTCAAGATGAACGACGGCGAAGAGCCGCAGGAGGCAGGCATGGATCAGATGGAAGATGACAAGGGCGGCCACGACAAGGAGCCCAGGATGAAGAACGAGCAGATGATGGAACTCCGCGATCATCTGGTCGCGGCCGCGGCCCTCGTCGACGCGATGCTCGAAGGGTACGAGGAAGGCGAAGAGGAAGAGATGCCCGAGGACGAGGCCCCGATGGTCGAGGAATCGGCAAAGACGGGGGGGTCTGGACAAGAATCCGTAACCTCCGTGAATCTGGTTGAAGCACTGTCCGCGGCCATGGCCGCTATCAAGGGGAAGTAAGCGATGAGCGAAGTCGAAAAGCTCCTCGGCGACCTCGTCGCCAAGGTGAATGCCCAGGGTCAGTCCCTCGAAGGCCGGATGGCCGAGATCGAGGCCACCGTCAAGGCTAACCCCGGCATGGCCCGGAAGATTGCCTTCGGCGGGGATGCCAACACCGCGGGCAGCAAGTTCGCCGGTTTGACCTCGGGCGATGTCCAGATGCTCCACGACATCATGAAGTCCAGCGGCAAGCCGATGTCCGAGGAACTGGTCAACGCGTACGAGGCCGTCTCGAACCGCTACATCTACAACACCCCGAAGGGCGTTGATGCTATCCCATACCGCAAGAGCACTCAGAACGAGGGCGCGGCCGGGTACGGTCAGGAGCTCGTCGGCGTCCAGTACGTCTCCGAACTCTGGGATGCCGCTCGTCAGGATAGCCGCATCTTCGGTCTTATCGACACCTTCGAGATGCTGCATCCGTCGGCTTACCTGCCCGTCGTGGCCGATCTGCCCGAGCCCATCCTGTCGGCCGAGAACACGACCGATAACCAGTTCCTGAGCGGCACTGGCCGGGTCGGTTCGAACCGGGTCAGCGTCACCGCGAAGAAGATGCTCATTAACCAGATCTGGACCTACGAGCTCGAAGAGGATGCGATCATCCCCTTCCTGCCCTTCGTCCGGCAGCAGGTTGCCGCATCGCTGGCCTTCTACAGCGACTCGGTCATCCTGAACGGTGACACGACCAACGCGGCCACGGGCAACATCAACAGCGATGACGCCGACCCCGCGGATGACAAGTTCTACCTTGCCTTCGATGGTCTCCGTCACGTCGGTCTCGTGGACAACACGGCCAACAGCACCAACGCCGCGGGCTCGGTGGCTCTGAGCCAGCTTGCCGGACTCAAGGGCAAGATGCTGGACAACACCTACAAGATCGATTGGGGTCACCCGGTCCGGTCGAGCGACCTCATCTATGTCTGCGACCCGCAGACCGCGGATGCTATCGCTCAGCTTGACCAGGTCGTCACGGTCGACAAGTTCGGCCCGCAGGCTGGCGTCCTCGTCGGTCAGATCGGCAACATCCTCGGCAACCCCGTCATCTCGACGATGGCTATGGGTCTCACCGAGGCCGACGGCAAGATCTCGGCTACCGCGGCGAACAACACCAAGGGTCAGATCGTGGCGTTCAACCGCAATGCGTTCAAGGTCGGCATCCGGAAGGCTGTCACCCTCGAACTCGAGCGGATGCCCGGCATGCAGCAGTCCCGCTTGGTTGCGTCCTTCCGTCTCGGCTTCGGCCGCTACGCTCCCACGGGCGCGGCGTCCGGCATCGAGGGCGCGGGCGTGATCTACAACATCAGCCTCTAAGGGTGAGCGAGAATGCCTAAGCAGTTCGAGCAGATCGCGGCACGCGGTCAGGTTGTCCCCTTCGTGTTCGTTCAAGACGCGGTGGCGGCCAGCCAGACCGACGCGCAGATCAACATCCAAGAGGTGTCCGGCGGGATGGCATTGGCAGTTTCAGAACTGTCGATGCCGTGGGCCGGGTCGATCGTCGGAATCTCGGTCAACACGAGTGCAGCAGCGACGGCGGGTTCCCTGACCGTCGGTGTCACGCTCGACGGGACCGAGCAGACGGCCTCGACCCAGACCATCACGACGGGTCAGGCGGCGACCGCGGTCTTCAACCAAGCCTCGATGCCATTCGTCGCGGCCCAGAAGCTCGGGGTCGAGATCACGACTTCGGCCTCGTGGGATGCGGTCACCGCGGATCTCGCGGTCATCGTTTACGTCCTGCTTGATTGTCAGGGCGCGTAAGTAAGGGCCGGGGGGGTCGGGGCAACCCGGCCCCCTCGAACCACAAGAGGGGGATAGATGAACGGTCCTGTCTTCGGAGTCGCCAAGGCGGTTGACGCCCTTCCGCTTCTTCAGCGGACGGCCTCAGCCAACGGGGATATGTTCCGGTCTTACTGGACCTTGAACGACCCGCAGGAGCGGATCTATCGAGGCTTCTTCAAGGACGCGGGCGTCTTCGTCAACCAGACCGCAGGGTCCGGGAACAACCCCGGGGTCAACCAGTTCACGGTCAAGCTTCAAGGCCGGATCGACTCAGATCACGAGTGGGCCGACCTGTCGATGACCCCGATCGCGATCACGGCGAACGGTGCCGCGGCCTATTATGCCCTCTGTACCGGACCGCTCCTGCCGGAGCTCCGGATCGTAGCAACCGAGAGCGGAACTGCCGACGCGACCTTCGAGGTCCATGTCATGCTTCAGTCGGATTAGAGAAAGGATCATCCCGTGCTCAAGTGCGTTTCCAAGTACGCTTCCTCGGCGGGTCAGTTCGCCCCGGGCGACATCATCGAGGACCCTCGTCTTGAGGCGGTCCTCGTCCAGGACTCGCCCGAGTCCTTCGCCAAGGTCGAGAGCCGCGAGCA